TAACGAAATAGGTAGTGCCAGCGGTGATACCTGTCGGTAGTGCGCCGGTAGTGCTGAATACGATAGGTGTAGTAGATACGAAGCTATGAGCTGTCTGAGTTACTACAGCTGGGGTAGCGATAGTGATAGTAGACGTTCCCCCACGTAAGTTCTCCCATAGGTTAGTAGTGGTGTTGTATCGCTGTAGGTGTTTACCTGTCGCTCCCAAGATATAGTTTGTGCCGTCCTTTTTCTTGTAGTTAAATAGCGAGTGAAACAATGATGCACTTTCAGCTCCAAACAACTCACAACCAGTGTCTTTGGTTAAATACCCTTCCTCAATGAAGTTCATGTTAATCGGGACAGTCCGTCCTCGGTTGTCATCTACGTCAATAGCCTTAGCCAGCTCGTCTTTGATGATGGTGAATGGTTGCTTTTTGATTGGCATACTAAGTAATCAAGTTTTGGTAGGTAAACATTACAGCTCCTTTCTGGTTCGTTTCTTCGTAGACTGACTGTGCTGCCATTCGTTCACCCAGTTCAGTGGCAAACTTATTCTTGTAGAAGGCTGATAGTTCCTCGTCTTGCAGGTCTTCGTACGCACGAGTCATCGCTCCATAGATGATAGGTTCGTGGAAGTATTCGTTGATAGATGGTGTAGACCCACTGACTAGCTCGTCTGGTTTTGGCCAGTACTTCATTGTTAGGTTTGCTACGGTGGTGTCACTACACTTAATCTCCCCATCCTCAATCGTGTAGGAGTAGGGGATAGTCTCTTTAACAAAGTCATTGATTGATACCTCGGTGTATAAGTTACCGTCATTTCCTACTGCTTCACCGTAGGCTGTTCCAAAGGTGCTAGGGAGTGTCCCCACCCCAGCAGTAAGGGTGATGATAGCAGTGTCTATGTCAGTAGCAGTAAACAAACGCTTCCATACGTCTTTGTACGCCTCGTTGGTGTAGATAAGAAGGATAGTGTCAGGAATAACGTCTGTCGTTGCTTCCAGTATCTTTCGTCTTATGATGGTTTGTAGTTGGTTTGTTGTCATGTGAATGTCTTAAGCCCAATAAGCCCACCCTCATTAGAGAGTGAGCCTGTGGGATTATGAGATTGTTGCTCGGAGAACAGCTCCTCGTCCACGGTTGCCTTCGAATACTTTGTATCCTCGGACAAGTAGTCCTTTACAGGTAGATACGAATGAGTTCGGGTCAGTCTCACTTGAGATGATAGAAACCTTCATAATCTGTGCTGCAAAAGCCATGAATTCCTTCGTACCAGCTAGGAAGAAGTAACCTGTTGTGTTGTTACCTGCTACTAGCTCTGAGAAGTAGATGTCAAAGTTTGCGAATCGTCCTACAAACCCTTCCTTTACTACCTCTTCGTACGCTACGTCTACTGCTGGGATAAACTCTGGTGCTTGTCGCATGATACCTTCCATTGCTGAGTTAACAACTAGGAAACGTCGTTCCTTACGTGGTGTAAGTGATGCGTTTAGTACTGTACCGAGTTGTACCATGTACTGGTATACGTTGCTCTTAGTCAAAGCAACTGCTGTAGCTCCTGCGATTGTGTAAGAAGTACCACTTGATACTGCTCCACCTGTGTACACACTTTCTGCTCCAACGTCTTTAATTGTGATTGAAGTTGCTGATGTGTACGCTGTAACGATTTGGTAAGTTGCTCCAGCGTCTGCTGTGAAGTAACCTCCTACCATTGCTGCGGTGAAAGTAGTTCCTGAACCTGTTACTGCACCGGTAGTTGCTGCTACTGCTACTGTTCCAGTTGAGTAGTCTGTTCCAACTACGTTTGCTCCTGATGCGTTACGTCGTCCGTACTCTAGAAGTTCAGTGTCGATAAGTTCTGACATGTCCATTCGTGCGTTTGATGCGTATTCTGACATTGTGTCTACATCGTTTTGTAGCTTGTCAATGTCGTCTACAACAAACTTGAAGTAGTCAGCCTGGTCGATAACTAGGTCTTCTGAGGTTGGGTTTAGGTCTTGTGCAACCAATGTCATTCCTTTTGTGTATGCGGAAAGACTGATTTTAGCTGCTGTACGAACTCGAACTCGGTCTCCCATGTTCTTGATTTCACCTTCGTACTTTGTGTTGGTGATGTTCTGGTAGATTGTCTCGTTGTAGAGAGTTTCTACTAGTTTAAGGCTAAATACTATTGGAGTATTAGCTGCTAATGATTGTGACATGTTTGGATTTTATAATCCAGAAGGTTTAATTGATTCCTTTTTTCAGGTCAGCGTTGAATTCTTTAGACATATTAGCGAACTTGGTTGGGTTTTCTTGAGACATACGTGTCCAATCTGCGAGGGAGCGTGACTGAACTGGTGTTTTATCACCTCCGGTTACGTCCTCTAGGTCGATACGTGAAGTCTTCTTCCGTTCCTCATCTGCTCCAATCTCTTTGGCTTTGTCGTATAGGTAGCTCTTTCCTAAGTCAACGATGATGTCTTTGATGTTATCTGGGACGTTACTCGCGTTGTAGTAGGTGCTTTGAAAGTAATCTTTGTGGTCGGCTAGTTCAGGGAGGGCTTGTGTGGCTTCCTGAAATGCGGTGTCCCACTTACTTTTACTATAAGCCTGGCGGGAGAAGGCGATGGCTGGGTCTTGTAGTATCTCATCCTTGGCTTTCTTGGAGATAGTCTGTGACCACTTAAGCAAGTTGGCTTGTGCGTCTTCATCTAAGTCTGAGAATCCTTCGAAAAGGGCTTCTTCTTCTGGTTGGGTAATAACTTCTGCGCTTTTTACATTTGTCTGAGCTGATTGAAACTCTCGTAGTGATTTGTTCTCTTCGTAGAGTCGCTGGGCTTCTCTGGCACTGTCTTTGAATTTCTGCTCGTAGTCTGTAACCTGTGCGTCAGGGGTTTCACCAGTTTCCGTCTGTTCCGTTCCTTCTTGTGGGGTCTCAGGGTTAGCTGTTGCGTCCTGTGTTTCCTCATCGAATGAGTTTGGATTGTTCATATAGTATTTTTGACCGTCCTGCTAAGGAGGGTTTGGTCTTATAGTTAATTATAACACGTTTATTTGGTCTCCTTCGCTGCTGGTCGCTTAGTTTTCTTCATGGCAGCAGTAGCTTTCTGTACTTCTGCTGAGGTCAGTGGCTTTGGTTCAGTGATACCAAGACGTTCCAGGGTGTCTTCATCGAGCAAGTGTTCATGCTCAACTAGAAACTCTACGTCTTGTGAGTCCCATGAGGATTTACTGACAATCTCTTCAATGGTGACTACCTTTGGGCCGGAGCCTTCGAATTCCATCATAATTTAATATTTTTTATCCTTAGGAGCCTTCTTCTTTTTAACAACTTTTGCCTTCTTAAATGCGGCATCTAATTTCTTCATCTTAGTTTTTGTTATTGATAATACTAGCAATCATCTCTTTCTCTTTGGTTGGTGAGTCAAGGAATGAACACAGGCTCTGTGTAAACTCTATCTTCATCTTAAGAAATAAGTCGTCACGCTCACCTAGCCTCTTAGTAGTAAGGCTTTTGATAGCCTGTTCTACCTCTTGGTCGAGGAAAGTACGCACGTCTGCCTCGGTTAACTGCCTACCACTGAGGGTCTTTTCCCATTCAGCGTAGGTAGACTTCTCTTCACTGTTCAACTCATCGACTGACTTGACTCCTATTTTATGTAGATAATCAGATAGTATAGACATTATTGTGGGGTGTTAACTGGTAGTTGTTCTGGTTGTGGTTGTGGCTGTGGCTGTTCACTAGCTCCTTCCTCTACTGGTGCGCCCATCCCTTGCGGTTGTTGCTGTCCTTTGTTCTCTTCAAACTGGATGACTTCCTCTATCTCAGTTGGAGACCAGCCAATCAGTTCAAGTTCTTTTCGCTTGGCAATCTTGAGTGCTACTGGGTTGTCTAAGAATGAGTTCTTGATGTAGGCGGTCTTCTTTAAGTCCATATCATCGTTGGCTGACTTCTCAGACTGGAGTACTACTCGCACTTCATAGCCCTGGGTGTTGTACCAGTCCTCTCTCCCTACTTCTTTAGGTTGGAACTTCCCATCAGCGGCCTTCTTGTATAGCTTGATACGTCCACGTGAGTTTGAGTCTAGTAGGTCGTAGAATATCTGCCCACTTTGCTCCCATGAATTACGGTATTGCTTGGCTACTACCTGCTGTCGTTGGTCTGACTGTTGGAATGATAGCTCTACCTCTCCAAGAGTTGCCATAGCTTTATCTTGTAGTCCTCGTTCAGTCGGTGTTTGGGCTACTGAGGATTGAATCATGTTCTTTAGGTAGTCAATTTGACCAGTAGTGTCTCCCAGCGGTTGGATTTGCATCTGCTGAATCACCTCTGACGGATTGCCAGGTACACCATACATACCAAAGGGTCGAGCCTCAAAGGCTTGTGGGGTAAATGTACCGTTCATAGTGTTGAAGAAGTACATACCAAAATTACGGTACGCTCGGTTCTCTAGGTCTTGAGAGAAGTACATGTTCACTACCTTGTTCATTTGCCGTACGTTGTCAGCAATAGCGTCACTCCAAATATCATTCAGGTCTGGGTCTGATGCCCATGTTGCATACGGTAGGTAGTCAATACCAATCGCTTCCTTTAGTGGCTTATTGTATAAGACTACTGAATCCAGGGCAATAACAATAAGATGCCGTACAAAACGGTTCTCTGTCTTATCCCAAATAAGTTTATGGCTACGGTTTAGCTCTACTTGTACGTCTGAGGCTTTGTAAGCGTCATAGTTGGTTACTCCCAGGTCTTCTAGTCGTTGTCGTCTACTCTGGGCTTCCTCGTCACTCCGGTTAGCTTCTAAGAGTCCTTGCTTGCTATCTAGGTAGACCTTAAGCGCATCCTTACCTTCCTTAGTGTATGACTTGTTCGCTAGGATAGCTCGTAGCGGTATGAAGATGTTCTTATGGTTGAAGTATCGAGCCGTGTTGATGTCTAGTGGGTTGGTCTGAGGGTCAATGTCGATGTCGTAGGGGTCTACTACCGCACATTTGATGCGGTTATCCTTCATGTACCAGTACTTGAATCCTCTACCTTGTATTCCGACTATCTTCTTCTCTAAGTTATCAATGATGTCTAGGCTCTGCGTGTCGTAGGTGTGTTGCCATAGTTCGTTAAGAACAACCTCACCGTCTAAGTCACGGTTGCCACTACCTCTGGTCTCAAACTCTAGCTGAGGAGCTTCGTCTATTTTACTAATCCAGTTTTGGACAGTATCACGAATAATAGGGATGTTAACTGCTTGCCGTTGGGTGAGTCTATTGGTAGCTACCTTGTCTCGGTACAGCGTATAGTTCTCGTTCCACTGGTCAAATCGTCGCTTCTTAAACTGGATAGATTGGTCTTTCTCCTGTTGGTGCTGATTGATTAAAGTTGAATTGTCCATAGGGGGGTGTTGATAAGTATTATTATACCACGCTTAAATGCCGAACTCCTGAATGAGACCACCGGCTTGAGCTTGCATAGTTGACCTGTTCAGGCGTAGTGGTTGGCTTGGTAGCTCCCAGACTGATAAGGCTGTTCCCATAACTGTGTCGTCATGAAGATGGTCCGGGGCTTTTACCTTTAACTTAGTACCGACTAGCTCGTATTGGAAGTATGATAGTTCCTTTTTTAGTACCTCATCGTCCAATAAAGCCACCTTACGCTGGTCTAGTTTGATTGATAGGTTGTTTAGTAGGTCTTTACGACTCTGTTCAGTGAACTTGAATGGCTCAAGCATGATTCCTCTTTGGTTCAAGTCTTCTACTACAGGGTCTCCCACTCCGGTTGCGTCAATAAAACCGGCAGGTCGATTGAACTTATGGTAAATAGCTTCTATCTTAGACTTCTGAATGTTCCAGTCCATGTGATTGAAGCGTTCCATGAAGACTTGTTCGTGCGTGTGTGCGTCTATGATTGAAATCACGGTAAAGTCTTGGTACTTGGCAAGGTCTACTCCCATGCGATAAAAGCGTAGTGGGTTCGCTTCCACTGGCTGGGTAATACATACATCGTTAATGTTCTTAAAGAAGTTAGTAGCGTTAGCAATGAACTTGCAGTAGTACTCCTGCTGAATCATGTCCTCCGGCATACCCTCTTGGCGTTCTCTTTCGATGTCTTCCTCGGTTAATACGCCTGTATCAGTGATGGTTAGTACCTCTGTGAACCACTCTGGGTTGTTTCTAGCCATCTCATACAGCTCATAGGCGTGGTTTTGCCCTCTGGGTGTGCCGTTAAAGATAGCCCAGCCTTTGTTTACAGCTAGAATAGGACGTACGTAGCCCCAAATATCAGGTCTGGTGATAGGATACTCACTGAATACTACTCCAATTGGGTTTGTACCCACTCCACTCTTATCAAAGGTATCAGCCCCAATCAGTTGAATGATTGAGCCGTTGACTAGTGTGACCTTAAGAGTAGACTCGTTTACCTTAGCAATAATCTCTGGGGGTATATGGTCGAGCATCTTAAAGCCGTCAATGTCAATGTTGTCCCAAATTACCTTTCTGGCTTGTGAATACTCCGGTAGGAAATAGAAATACGTCCCCACTCTTTGCAGGGAACGCTTTACCAAGTAGTTGAAACAGGTTTTATCTTTACCTGCTCGTCTATGGTGGATTATAAAGGCACGAAGGATACCATTATCCATCGCTTTATACAGTGGTAGCTGGTAGTAACGTGGCTGGAACTTATGTGGGACTGTCACCATAGCTAATTACATTGATGTTTACCCCTGCTCGTTCGGTTTCCTTTCCGCTTAATAGCTGTACGTTCTTAGTTAGAGTATCTAGTGAGCGTACTAAGTCAGTGTGACGTTCCTTGTCTAGGTCTTTAACGGATATTTCCATTAGAATTCTATTCCGTTCGGCTTCTAGCTTCTCTAAAAAAGGCATCACAACTGATTGATATGATTTAGTGCCCGTCACTTCTTGGGGGTTGTCTGATGTGTTATCAGAATAGCCAACTTCCCTTAATATCTTTCCCATGTTCACCTTTTTGCCTGTTCCTAGGCTTTCCACAACTTTCGTGGCAGCTCTCTTAGCGTTTTCACTAGCCATATATAATAGTATTTACATCATCCCAGTTGCTGAATCTGATTGCTTTGTCGTCTATGTAGTAATCAGCATTGGGCTTTATGTTAGTAATTGTATCATATGTCAAGCCGTAGTAGTCCATAAACTCAGCTATGTGTTCTGGTTGTCCTCCTCGAACTGAGTGAACGATGACGGCATAGCCAGCTTCTCGGTATCTTTTGAGACTCTCTTTTGCTCCTGGTAGTGGCTGTCCCATTCTCCTATTGGGTAATGGGTTCTTATAGTCGTGTATTACTCCGTCAAAATCTATCGCTAGTACCTTTTTAGCTGCCTGGGTTGGGGCTTTTCTAGTATCTAGGACGGCTCGCTTGCTTTTAGGTATCTTCATTACTTCTTATTACGGGTCTTGGAGACTCTTTTTACCTTCTTGGGCTTGGTTTCTACTCCGTAGCTCTCTAGTGTGTGGGCTAGTGTGCCTGATTCTTTGGAAATCTTTAGCTTCTTCAGTGTTAGGGCTTCGATAATTAGTGATTGGATGCAATTCTTTAGAGCTTCGTTGTTATTTAAAGCGGTGGTGAAGTTAATTTCCTCTAACTCTGGCTCTGGTTTAAGTGTCGCTGGATTAGCTACTGTCTTACCAGTATCAATTACTAGGGTTCCCAGTACTGCTGCGATATTAAAAGCGTCTTTTGTGCTTACATCTTGTACCGTTAGTTTAAGTGATTTTACTTGCATTGGTTTTATTGTACCACGTTATATTGTCCCCTTGTGAATAATCGAAATCCACAGCGGTGTAGTGAGTCGGTGTATTGGTATGAGTCAATACAGTTAGTCAGAAAAGATAAATAAGAA